AAACCATCTAAGGTTGAAATGCTTCCCTTAATATTATGGGAAATCTATTTTGATATGGTTGTCAACATGGGAATAAAAAGAGCCTGTGAAATATTACAGAAAGCATGCAATCACAAGAATAAGGTTGGTATTAAAGTTGATGGAAGACTTGGACGGAATACAGCAAGTGCAGCAAAAAAGCTTGAGCCAAAACGATTGCAAAGTTTTCGAGTTAAGTATTATGCAGACTTAGTTAATAGGAAACCAAAATTGGAGAAATACTGGTACGGATGGTACAAACGCGCAATAACGACATAGATGAGAAGAGCTATTATAATTCCAGACCAGCATTTTCCCTTGGAAGATGCGAAAGCGTTAGACGTTATGATTCAAGCTATACAGGTTATAAAACCAAACATAGCGGTCAATCTCGGAGACGTGGGGGAATGGGAAAGCGTGAGTGCATGGCAATGGAAACGAAGAAAACTACCGCCTTTGGAATACCAACTTCCAGCTGTAGACGAGGAAATTTCCAAAGTAAACAAAGGATTGGACAAGATAGATAAGGCACTTGATGATGTTAAATGCAAAACAAGATATATGCTTCAAGGAAATCATGATGAGTGGCTTGACAGATTTGTTGAGAAATTCCCTTATCTCAAAGAATACACCTTTAGAAAAGCTTGCAGGCTTGATGAGAGAGGATACAAATATTATCCTCATAACAAACCTCTCAAGATTGGAAAGATAAATTTTATTCATGGAGTATATGCAACTGTATATCATGCAAAGAAGCACCTCGAAGCTTATGGATCTAACATCTGCTATGCTCATGTTCATGATGTCCAGAGACATACTCTCACAAAACTTGACTCTGGGACTATTGCTGCCTGGGCAATGGGGTGCCTAAAGGATATGTCGAGTGAAAAAAATAAATGGCTTCAAGGACGATTGCATAACTGGTGTCATGCTTTTGGTATTATAACATGGCGTGACAATGGAGACTTTCAAGTGGAGACTATTGATATTCAAAAGGGAAAAGCTTTTGTCTGGGGAAAAGAAATTATTGGAAAATGAAAAGGTTAGAAGATGTTATTACAGATAGGCGACAGCATTACAAAAAGAAAAGGAAGGTAAAAAGAAAGCGTGCCAAAAGCTCTACTAAATCTAAATGATTTCTCAGGCGGCTTGGTTAATGCAATTAATCCCAGGGATATTGCACCTAACCAAATGTCCGATACTGATAATATTATACTAGATGAGAGATCTTCAATTAGGCCCTTGGGCGGTGATGTAGAACATACAGATATCCCCAGTGGTACAACAGGTAATATTGCAGCAGGGCATGGGGCATTTATTTTTGAGTCTGACCATGAGAAGGGTAGCTCAGCACTTGATACTGGCGAGAACTGGCTTGTTCTGTGTGATGCTATAACTGCAAGTGTAGATCTTTATGACCTCAAAGGAGATTCCTTTACGTCAGCAGTATTTGATCTTGGAACTAATGATGCTGAAACTTTTGCATCTGATAAATTAAGATTTAATGATAATAGTGGTAGCGGAGCGAATGATACTATTGTAGACGCTGACAGTGGTTTCATTGCTGATGGATTCCGTAAGGGAGATATAATTCAAGTATCTGGATGTACAGACCAGACGACAAATAATCTGAACTCCGTTCCAATAAAGAATCTTACAGCAAATACTATTACTATTAATAAGAGTGGCCTTGTTACTCAAGAAACTGCCGAAAATGGAACTCCCACAATTACAAAACTATGTAAGGCAGTATATTATTTTGTTGATGAAGGTTTAAGAGTAGCTGATGGTAGTTTTAATTCTGGTAATCAAACCTATCATTATTCCTATATTAAAACAACTCAATTTCAAGGACTGTCTCTCAGTGCCACTACATCCTTTGATAACTGGTTTGCAAATACTAATGGATTAGCAGCACCTACACAACTGACAACTACAGCTTCCTATCCAACAGCAGGAACTGGGTTTCGTATAACAGCCGCGTCAGGAGCTATAACTGGTGGTGGTTATCTGAATCAGGCATATCAGATAGCAGCTACATTTATATATGATGGTAATCAGGAATCTCTCCCTTTCATTCCTACTTCTAGTAATACCTTTACTCCTACTGGTGATGCACATAAAGTTACTTTCGAGCTAAGGGCTACAGGAGCTTTTGATGAGCGTATTACTGGAGCAAGGATCTATCAGAAACTTGATGGTACTAACGAACCCTGGACTTTATTAATAGATATAGATTTAAACAGAGGTGCAAGATCGGAACTAAGTAGTGAACATTCAGCATGGACACTTGTTTCGGGCGATACGGTAAGAATACAAAATATTGTATCACTAGTACCGAACTTGGAAACATATGAAATACTAAATGGATTCCAGCCTACTGAACGAAAAATTACAATAAGTGGAAATGGAGAAGGATATAAAACAGCAGTTATAGCAAATAGGAGATGCTTTATTGCTAATGTAAAAACAGAAAATGAGGATGGGCAGACCCTACAGATGCGTGACAGAATTATGTACACACCTGTAGGTAAGTTCGATACTTTCCCAAGAAGTTATTTTATAGATGTAGTACGAGGAGATGCTGAAGAATATGTCAAGCTAGAAGAATTCTCAGATAGGCTTTTAGCTTTCAAGTCAGAAAAGCTCTATATAATTAATATATCTTCGCCCTCTCAAAGTAACTGGTTCTTGGAAGAGATTAAAAACTTTTCTGGATGTGTTCATCCTAATGCAACTGTAAAAACAGAATTTGGTATCTGCTGGGTAAACAAATACGGTATCTTCTTATACAATGGCTCCGATGTTACCAATCTCCTTACAAACCGTATAAAGGAGTCAACCTGGCAGACATTTTTTAATGATGCTACTATCCTTGGCTATAACCCAAGAAAGTTTTATTTGGTTATACTAAAGAATTGCTTTTCAGATGATGGTGATGTAATCATATACTCTGATGTTAATAGAAGTAACATGGTGTCAGATTGGAATGGTAATATGGTTACTACATACCAGAATGCCCTAACAGGAGATCAGATTTGGTCAGTTAGTTCTGGAAGTTGGACTTCATATACTTCAGGCACGTGGGCATCTTCAGATGTTTCATATAACGTAAAAGAATGGTCTGATGATATGCGGGATGTAGCAACAAATAGTTTTTCTATCACTACTAAGGATTTTGATTTTGGAGAACCTGGTAGAATGAAAAAGGTTTATTCTGTAATCATTACTTACAAAAGTGATAATACACAGACACAACCTATATATTATGCTACAAATGGATCTGATAGTTTTTCATCTCAACTTACGGGAGATTTCTCAGTAAATACTAGCTGGGCAGTTTTAAGAGCAACGGCTGCAACTCCTATTCAGTGCCAAAGTATAAGATTCAAAATAAAGAATCCTACTAATGGAACTGGATCTACGGAAGGAATTCAAATTAATGATATCAGTATAGAGTACAGAGGGATATTTAAGAGAGCGGGATAATGGAAAGAATAGAACGAAAACTAAGAAATATAGCACAACCTAAGGTAGCTATTCTTGACCATCCACCTGCCTTAAGTCAAATGCTGGATGGAGAACAGGTATATGCACGTACAGCAGGCAACAATATAAGATTATATATTAGAATTGGCGCAAAATTATATTATACAAACTTCTTACCTGTTGAAGAAGTTCAAAATAATACATGGGAGGCTTTAAGTTAATGGCTAGTTCATCAGATGTAAGATATCGTCAATTACAATACGAAGAAAATCGCAAGTTAGGCAAAGGTCTTAGAACTCAGCAGGAAGATTTAGACCAAAAGCGTGGAAGAATGGGATTTGGAAGAGCTCTTTTCAGCTTTATAGGTGGAGCAATAGGTACCGCTGGTGGCCCTCTGGGGATGGCACTTGGTGCAGGAATTGGCTCTGCTGTGGGATCTTTCTTAGGTGCTAAATCTTCGAAAATTGATGAAGTGGATAAAGGAAAACTTTATAAGGGTACTGTTGATGAAGCAAGAAGACAAGGTAAAGATGCCCTAGAGTATATGAATAAAATGGCTGTAAGGGGAATTGTGTCTGATGCGGCTTCAGCATATTTCTTTGCAGGTACAGATATAGGTAAAGCTGCACAGGCTGGATCTGCAGAGAAGTTAGCTGGGCTTGCACCACTTGCATCAGATGCTACTCTTTTGCAGAA